TTATGCGGGATGCGTCCTCACAGGCCTGCTCTTTCGCCTTTGCGTCGGTGTCGGAACCCCCCCCCCTCCGAATCGGGCTTTGTCGCGTTTCAGGGCGTTTATGAGGCTGTTGCGGAGCGCCGCGAACAGGTAGTATTTGATGTTGTCGGTAGGGCGCAGGTTGCTTCGGTTGGAGTATATCTTGACGAAAACATCCTGGATGCAGTCTTTTACCAGTTCCCGGTCGCCGGTGAACTGGGACCCGTACATAAACAGCACACGGACATATCTCTCGAAAATATACGCATAAGCCTCCCGGTCTCCGTCGAGAAATCGATTCCATAAAGACGCATCGTCCTTGTCTCTCTTTATGTCCATGTTTTACACGCCGCGAAGCTTTTTGGGATTGTATTCCGGGGGCTATTTTCCATTTTCAGCGCACAACCTGTTTACAATGTTCGCAAAAATTCCCGTAATAAACAAGCGATTCGGCATGAACATCTGAAATGTCCTCCGCTTTTAATGCCGTTCGGACCGTCGTGGACTTGTTGTTTCCTTCGTTTGTACCATGATTCCGAGTCACAAATAGGCACTCGTACGGAGCTCCTGAAGCCGTTGCCGATAATACCGGATCGTGGTTTGCGGCAATTATTTGCCGATGCAAAATCTATGGTATCTTTCCAAAATGGGTTGTAACTCGCTATTACATATTGGTTTATTTATAGCCAATGAACACCACTTTGGAGGCTGGGTAACAGACGGGTAACAGAATCGAATAAAAAACCCTCTCAACGCCCGATCTATCGGTCTGTCGAGAGGGGTATTCAACGCAACTGATACGGGGTTATCAGTACCGCAAAGATAGTGATTTATTTGGATTTCTATTGCTTGGCGTAGATTATCGCATTCTCTGCCTCGGTCAAGCCATAATCCCACATTTTGAAAGAGGAGGCGTCGATGACCTTGATATTGCGCTTATCTTCGCGGTTCACTACTTCGCCGTCCGTTCCGTATTCAAAGAATGAGATCGTCGGGGTTGCCCCCTCATATTTTACGTCTATTGAGTAATAGCAGGTCGATGAGCCGCTGATCTCTTCAAATCGGGTGTCGGTTATTACGGCGGTTCCGTATGCCGTGAAATCAGGGAAAAGGATTACCGTCGGCTTAATCTCTTTCGGCTTGGAATAGGGCTGAAAGACGATGGTTTCCGTGTAGGAGGCAGCAGAGGATAATTTATCCTCGTGGAATCCGATATAGGTTCCATTGAGGGTCTGCCAAATCTGTTTGACAGTTTCGTTCATCTCCGGCTGTGGGGCGTCGTCTTTGGAGCAAGCTGCGACGCAAAGGGATAGGAATAGGATAGATAAGAGTTTTCTCATAATATGATGGTTTTATGCTTTCAAGAAATAGACAGGAATAATCGGGAGCAGAGCTTTGTCCTCCTCGCTCATGCGGTCGTAGTAGCGAATCCATAGGTCAATGAACTCGTCGATGTCGATCAGGCGCAGGCAGCGATGCCCGTTGCGGGCCTCTTTCTTGGATTCGCTGGTGAATGTCCCCGATGTAACCAGCAGGCCGACTTCGCCTTCCTTGACGAGAACCCCCAGCAGACTACGGACGACATCGACGGAGATCGCCGAGGTGGGATAATGCTTGACCTGCACTTTCAACTGCGGGGCGGTCGTGCCGAGCGGGTCTCGGTAGGCGATAATATCGACACCGCCATCCTTACCTTTCGGGGCGATGAACGGCGTATAGTAGCCCATTGCCCGTAGTAGGGCGGCGACCAAATCCTGAAACTCGTAGGGGTTCTTTTTGATGATATACTCCCGAATGCCTTTCGATGCCTGACCTTGCAGCATATCCAAATCATCGGGCTGATCCGCGTTATCCTCGATGACAGATACCGCGTGTTCTTTCTGTATCTTGGAAAACTTGCCGTGAAAATCGGCAAAGAACTCTCCGGCTCCGGCGGCAAGAGCTTTCGCTCCTTCTTCCGTCAGATGCCAAATCCCGCTCTTTTTGACGAGATACCCGACCTTGCCGACCTCTATCGAATAGAAGTTGAGATACGCTTTCCAGCGGATGACCCCGCTCTTGGTCTCCTCTTTTTCATAATCGGTCAGCGGGAACGATGATGCGAGGGTTTCGTATATATCCGAAATCCTCATTTCGCCGCCGTTGGCCTCGATTGCTTTCATGGCGGCAAATACAATCTCCGCCTGCCTTGTTGGTTTCTTTTCGCTCATGCTATCCGTAAGTCAAGCATCTGCTGTTGTTTACGGATAGACGCAGAAAACGTGGGCGTCCTTAGTAAGCTCATAGGCATCGCCAAACGCCCGTACTCTCCACAAAGGAAACGCCCACGTGATATACGCAGGCGTCCACCATTGCTCTTTGAGAGTACTCCGAAATTTTGGCGATTTTATGAGCCTCAAAAACAATAGCAAACGCTATAATATCAAAACTTTTGCAAAGGTACAAAAAGTTTTTGAAATTTGGATTTATTATTATAATCGGCTGTATTTATCGCCTGTGCGTCCTCAAATAAACCGCCGAATCAAGGGAAAAATCTTTTTCCGGAGTAGTACGAGGATGATGATAATCGCCACCCAAAAACCGCGTATTTGCGTCTGTTGCCACCATGTTAATTTGCGCTCTACCTCGACAATCTTTTCGACCTCGATCTCCCGATCCCGATAGACGATGCTGTCGCGATATTCTATCGGCCGCTGCGTCGGTATTTCCCGATCGTTCGTCTTGTTTTCGAGCGAGTGGGATAGCGATCCGTCGGGGTTGATCCGTGCGTCCGATACCGCCGCCGAGGTTTCGAGGTGGCTCGAATCTTGGCGGACGGTCTGCTCGGTTCGCTCGGCCGGCAGTTGCACCCGCACCGTGTCGGGAATCCATATAGTGCGATGCCTGATCTCGACATGCAGGCTGTCCCGCGTCCCGGTCGAGGTCGTCAGATGTTTGCACGGGCAACAGCCGACTACCGCCAGCAGGATTATAAAAAATACTATAATTTGAAGTCGTTTCATGTTTGTTCGTTATTTTTGTGTCGTTATGGAAACAAAGGAGTTTTATCAGTCGCTTATGGCTGTAATCGAATACATTGCGGCGGGGCATTCGGAAGTTACTTGCGAAAAAGGCGAGGAACTATCCGGGGAATATTGGCCTCGTATATATCGGCTGTTCTCGAATGAGCATGTCGGGGTCGGAATCAGCGGTGGCGATTTCCGTATTACTCAGCCCCAATACCTCAGTCCTATTTACGCCGATTGCGGCCATGCCCTCGAAGAAATCGGAAAGAGGGAAGCGGACAGGCAACTTGATAATAGGGTGAAAGAATCCAATATCAAATATGCCCGTCGAGCCTTTTGGATTTCAGTAGGGGCACTCATAGTGGCTGCGACCTCGCTTGTTTGGCAACTCATCCAAGCGACAGCATGAACGATAGGAAAGCCAATGCTAATGCCGTCAAAGCTATGATATATGCCCTATCTACAATCTGTTCGTAGGTCGGTTTCTTTTTCTTCACGTTTCTCATACGATTTCGATTTGGATTGGTTCGCCCCGGTCGGAGGCCGCTTTGAGCATGGCATAGACCCGTCGGAATGTCGCCGTCGAGTTCAGCACCTTGCCGACCTCCTTGTTTTCGCCGACCAATATGCACCCCGCGCTATCCTCGGCGGTATTGCCGATATGGATCAGGATGCCGTCGAACTCCGGCACATTGAGCAGCCGAGGCAGGTAGCCGTCGCAGAATTTGTACTGTGCCCGATCCTTATATTTCGGGGATTGGACTTTCAGCGTGATGTCGTATGTCCCGTAGGGGATAGCGGTTTCGGCGTAAACTTTCTTTTCGCCGTTGTCGAACCGCCCGTTTTTGTTCAGGTCTCGCACGGCATCTTCGATGGTGTCGCAGACCTTTTGCCCGTCGATGTAGAGCCAGCCGATGGTATAGGTCGGTTTCAGGGCTATTCGTTTGAGTAAAAGTTTCATATCTTGGATAGTTAGTTAGATAGTAATGTTGCTACCTGAATGCCGCATTTGCGGATGGCTTTCCCGACGGCCGCAGCGTCCATGTGCTTGTCATTGCAGAACGACAGCCCGATTACTCCGAGAGGCCGCTCTCCGGCATATAGCGCGAGTATGGCAACCTCATTCACGGAATTAGACTTGAATTTGAAATACATTCGTTCGTCGATTTCTCGGATCGCATCCACCGATCCCCAATAAAAGCCGTCATCAAATAGTTTTCCGATAAACGGATATTTCGATAATTGGAAGTTGATATATTCATCATCTACATTGCTAATACTGTCGGCCACGACTTCAATACGCATATCGCCATAGAGGAACGGCAACCCCGACGATAGGTTTTTGCTGCCGTTGTGCAATTCGATAAGCCATGCGCGGTCGGCATTCAGCGTGTGGAGCAGATGATGAAGCATCAGGCGAATATCGGCATCCGCCTGAATGCGTTTTACCACGGATTCGTCGTGCTGCGCTGTTTGGATGGATTCGATCTTATCCAGCACATAGCGCGGATTGGTGATTGTGAGGATTACAAATCCCGTGAGGAGCAAAAGCAGGAGTACCCGCAGAAAGCGGAAGAACCCGTATTTTTCCTCCATTTTGAGCAGCCTTTCGAGCCACCCGATTCCCTTTTCAATTTTCTGTTCCATAACAGGTTTAGATTTATGACAAAAGTAGTAAATAATACCTAATAGGTACTTATTTGGGCGAATAAAAAATTATATTGTCGCCTCTAACTCATTGATACGGTTTCTTATCGCCTGCCTTTGAGAATGTAGTTCGTCAATGTCGTAGGGGAGTGCCGCCCGTGTCAAAGACGCCTCGTAGCATTTGATGACTTTATAATCGCTGCTGGTGAGCTGATCTTTGAGCGATTGGATTTCTCTGAATACCTTTTGAGTGTCAAATACTGTTTCGTATTTATACGATATGCGGTTTCCGGCATCGTATGGAGTTATTCTCACGGTGTACCCGTCGGCACATTGCATTGCGCTTTCGTCAATCGGATCGACTGGCTTCCATCCATGTTGCGCCAACTTCTCAATCTGCATTTCAATAGAGATAACTCGCATTTTGATCTTGCCGTCCGTGTCCTTATATTTTTCGACTTGTTTCTCGATGAATCTTGATACGAGGTAGCCTCCATCATTGATATATCCGTATTCTGTCATGGTTGTCAATATTTTAGAATTTCCAGCGACTTACAAGCCATGCCTCTTTTTTTACGTTATTCAGGTAAAAGATTGCAAAGGTGAATTTTGCTTCCCATCCCTCCGGCACATCGTAGTAGTCGTTTACGCTGATGTCATCGTATATGTATTGTCCTGAACGCGCCCGAAAACGCATTTGTCCTTGACCTATCTGTTTTGCGAAGATAACTTTACCTTCCATTCCTCCCGTCGGAAGATACACCGTCGCCGTTTTCCCTGAATTTGTCATTCCGAGGCATTGAGTGTATCCATCAGACAAATAATAGGTGTCGGTATCTCCGATATATTTTGGATTGAAGATCAGTCCGGCGGCCAGCAAATCACGGAAATATCCGCCGTATGCGGGGGCTGTACCCGTATTGCTGGCCCGTCCATATACTCCGGCAATTAACGTGCTTTCTTTGTCGAATGCCCACGTATAGTCCACGTCGCCATATCCAAGCCCGACGATTGAACCGTAATGCGTATAACCAGTAGAGGACGGCATCGCATTTGTTTTCGCATTATTGCAGAAGACGCCACTTGCAGACAGATATGCTACTCCGTTACTATTTCTTGCCGATACTTCACCTGCGCCTGCATCTATATCAATCTCCGAATTTTCGTAATCAAGAGAATAATCACCTCCGGTCGTTGTCGATTTGAGGTGAATCTTACCGGTTTTGCCATTCAAATACATAGCGGGGTCATTGCCCGATTTCATCGTAGATTTGATAATCTCGTCCGAGAAATAGAACCCTGCGATCAATGCTTCGCCGAGAACGCTCAATTTGGTTTTTATCGTGGCATTTTCCAGCAGCATGTTGATCGTGGATAGTGTGTCGGCGACGATGTTATTCCAATCTAAATAACTGCTATCATTTCCCAAGTGGAGCGCATTGCTCAAAAAGTCGATGAAGCTCTTGCCGTCCGAGGTCGCTATGCGATCCGTCGTGATGCGACCGGGCAGAATCTCCGAAAACCCGTAGAGCGAAACATAGCTCCGTTCGCCGTCGTATTCGCTGTTCAGAATGCCGACCAGCAGATGATAATACCCTGCAATGTCGGTCATCTTGATCGCCCGGTCAGAGAGCAGGAAATCGCCCTTTGCGGCGGTGTCCGTGCGGCTGACTTTGGCATAGAGATAATACTTCTTGTCGCCGTTGTCGAGGTACGGCGAAAGGTATTCGTTCATCTCCCAAACCTTGTACTCCGAATCGGCATGAGAGGACGAGATCGTGCCGATGCCGAGCGTCATGTGCTGGATGAATCCGTGCGGGATATGCAACTGCTTCGCCGCATTGTCGTAGGTGATGCCGTCGCTTACCGCCGTGAGGTCGGTCTTGCTGGCGACGAACCGGAATTGCAGACTTTCGTCCCCGACGAGCATCATCATCGTCTGCACGGTCAGCGGGCTGATGGAGTTCGTGAAGTTGTCGAGCATCGAATCCTCCAACATCGCCATCGTCTCCCGGACGTCGCGGAACCGACGCTTGGTATAGCTTACGGCATAGCGGATGCTGTTATCCGTCGCCACCTCGTTTTGGCCGATCTCCCGAAGCTGCGACGATACGCTCTTGCCCGAAACCGAGTTGGAGATTTCGAGAACGGGAGCATACGGCGAGGTGAGAAATTCCTTGATACCCGTGATGCGGATCGGGAGGCCATCGGGGGCGAACTGCTCATCGGAGAACAGGACATACCCGCCGACTTTCAACCGACCGCCGACACGGAGCCAATTCTTTTTCGCCCACAGCCCTTGCAGAGTGCCGGTAAAGGTGAATTTCTGATCTTCGTTCTCATAGAGCTTGCGGGCCGCTTCGCGGAACATATCCCATGACGCCCCCGTCTTATCCGCATTGTTGCAGATATAGGCGTCCGGCAGCATGATCCCGAAAACGGCGTAGGTATCGCCGACGGCGGGCTTGAATGTTTCGTTCGGCATCGTAACCCCGTCGATCTCCTGCGGCACGAGTTCAAAGCGGCGTTCCGAGTGGTTGTATTTGAACTCGAACTGCTTGTCGTCGCCCGCGAGCATCCCCTTTTGGAAGATGATCGTCGCCGTCTCGCCCTCGATGACATAATCGTTGAAGTTCAGATCGGCAGGGATGGAGCTGTCGATGATGTCGTAGAAATTCTTTCCGGCGTCAATACACTCGACCGCCGATACCGTTCCCTCGCGGGACGGGTATATCTCGGAGCAATCGAGGCTGTCCTCCTTGACGGCATCGGAAACCTTGTCGATGCGCTCGATGGAATACCCCTCCGCGTCGGATTGATAGGTGCGGCCCTCGTAAACGAGCATCTGCGACTTCGGCAACAGCAATTCCGCCGAGCCGTATTTCGAGCGGTCGATATTGCGGTCTCCGCCCTGAACATAGAGCCGCTTGATCGGCAGCTCATCGCTCTGCGTGGTGCGCCCGACACCCGGCTCGAAGCCGTTGCCCTTGCCGTATGCGAGCGGCAGGGGATCGTCCTTGAAATACTCGACTTTGTGCAGCGAGATCGTGTAGTCGTTGATTTCCCACTCGGTCTCGAATTTGTTTGCGACATCCTGCAATGCAGCATCGACGTAGGTGTGATTGAACTCGACCGTCTGCTCCGCCGCATCGAGACATTCGCCGACTTTCCAAACTCCGGCCCCGTCGCGCTGGTTGAGATTCCAGACGATAGCTTCGACGAGTTCGTGGGGCTTGGCGCACATCGACCATTTGAGGCGTTTATCGACGGGATTACGCATCTTATACAGGCTCATGTTGTCCTCCAATGTTCCGAGGGTGAGCGTGTATTCGATATTGCGGGTTCCGTTCTTCTTGATGTTCTCCGGCGAGCCGAGTTTATATTTCACGCCTTGATACTCGCACCATGCTCCGACCGGAATTTCGACAAATTCCGATAGGGAGAATTTCAGGACGAGTTGCGGCTTGGACATGAGGGAGCGAGAGCGGTAGCTGCTATCGCTCTCCTGTACGTCCAATGTCGTGTTATTGAAATGCAGGGTCAGCATGATCTGATTTTATTCGATGTTCAGTTCGGCGCAATCTGCGTCGATTTGGGCTTTCAACGTGGCTCTCGCTGCGAGAAATGCCTTGTAGGAGGCGATCTTTGCCTTTGCCTCGTCGCTCGTCTTGGAGCCGCCATATACGCCGAGATTGGCGGCATTGTACTCGTTGATGAGTTTCTGCTCGTAGTTCGCTTCCCACATCTGACCGATGACGGCCTCGGTGATCTTGTTACTCGATACGGAAGCCCATACGATTACCTCATAGCAGGAATACTGCGTGCGTGAAATTTCGGTGGCGGGCTGATCTTCGTTCTCCGTCATGGCCTGCTGCTGCGGTGCGGCCTCTTCCTGAATGTCCCAACGGTAGATGTAGCTGCCGTTGCCTACCGCCTCGAATTTAGGCGGCATTGCGTCGTAATATGCACGTTTCATAGAACTGTGGTTTGATGATTGTTTTTAGTAAATGTTTTGAGTTTGATACTTTTGCCCATCCGAACCAACTGCATAATCGCTGCTTGTAGTCTTTTGCGCTGATATTGAGCTTTTTATTCAATCGCGCGGCAGCACGGCAGAAATTCTGCTTGATGGCTTTCCGCATGAGCGTTTGAGCGTGATAAAACACGAATCCGACGAAATCGAGGCCGCGCCCGTGCTTGTCCGCCCGGTTCTCGGCGATAGGAAATATCTGCTCGTTGCCTTTCAGTGTCAGTTTTAAGGCCGCGAGATACTTCTTGATGTCGGCCAACAGGATGTGCAACTCCTCTTTCGTGGAGGCGAGAAATACCATGTCGTCGGCATATCGGAAATAGTACCGCACCCGCTTCTCCTCCTTGATCCAATGATCGAAGTAGGCGAGCATCAGATTTGCGAAGTATTGGCTCAAATAGTTGCCGATAGGCACGCCGTCGGTGCTATCGATGATCGTATCGAGCAGGGCGAGCGTATCCTTGCATTTGATTTTGCGGCGGATGACGGCTTTCAATACGTCGTGGTCTATCGACGGGTAAAACTTTCGGATGTCGATTTTGAGGCAATATCGGGCGTTTTCCCGGTCTTTGATGGCCCTCTTGACATTCCGCATTGCTCCGTGAATACCTCGGCCTTTTATGCAGCTATATGTGTCTTTCGTGAAGACCGAAACCCATATCGGTTCGAGGATATTCATTATCGCATGATGCAGAATGCGGTCGGGGTAATACGGCAATCGAAATATGATCCTCTCTTTCGGCTCATAGATCGTGAACGTGCTGTATTCGGAGTTCTTGAATGTACGATTTTTCAGCGTTTCATGCAGGGCAAGGATATTTGCTTCACGATTCTTGTCATGAACTTTGACACCATATGTACGGAGTTTTCCGCGTCTTGCCTTTTCATCGGCGAGACGAAGATTATCCAGCGATATGATCTTTTCGTATAAATTTCCTATGCGCTTCATTTTGACGCTTTGCTTTTCATATTCGGGGCGTTCGACAGTTCGGGAGGCCCGAAACCGCCTACTAACTCCTTTTTGAGGTGATGTTTTTTGCCGAGAGGCAGGGTCGTTACTCTCAAAATTTATGTTTTTACCTTTCTGAAAATCATTGGCGAGACCTGACATTCGCATTCGTATTCGAGGGCGTGTTATTCGTATTCGCATACGCAAATCCGGCATTCGCGCTGTTATTCGCATTACCGCCGAACAGGACACCGCAAGAGTAACCAACCTTTATACATCCATTACTCCAAGTAGTACCGCGTTCCCGATGCCCGCATCGTTACCCGTCGCGGGAATTTGTCCATCTCCCGAATCTTGGCGAGGACGTATTTGATTTCCCGCGAATTGGTAAAGAATTTCCGTGCATCCCGATCGGGGTCGTCCCGATTCATCTTGATCTTGACGAGCGTCCGATCTGATCCGAACTTCGTTTTCACGCCCTCGATGTAGTCGCAGACCCAAAAGGTGAGGTTAATCAACTTCTGTTGCGTCGTTTCGGGGCAGTTGAAATGCTTGTTGGTTTCATCGGCGGGGATTTTCAGGAAATCCAGCGAGCCGTCATCCTCCATCGGATTGTGGTTATTCTCCATTGTCGTAGCGTTTAATTATTGGCCGAGCGTGTTTTCTGTGGCGTTATCCGTTATGCGGGGATAAAGCAAAGGCGAGACCCGACATTCGCATACGTATACGAGGGCGCGTTATTCGCATTCGCAGACGCAAATCCGGCATCCGCGCCGTTAGACGCATTACCGCCGAACAGGACACCGCGCAAGGCTTCGGTCGTCGGGATGTTGGTATAGTGGTAGTCGCAAAAATAGGTCGAAGAACCGCCTCCTACGACGGAGGGCATGATCTCTCCTCCCTCGCCGAAAATCACCTCTTTGACATACCCCTCTGCGCGGGCCTCGTTGCCTACATGAGCGTAGCCGTCGTAGCCGCTATCCGAAAATTTGGCCGGATCGGTGCAGACGAATACCTTGCTCAACCCGTCGCCGCCGTTCTCCTCGGTCGGGCTGATCCGGATGTTGATGCCGTCCGTCCATTGCCAAACATGACCGAAAGGATTCTCGACGCCCCGATAGCGCGGAACCATGACCGTGCATCGGGTCGATCCGTCCTCATTGATGACGGGGTATGCTACCTCGCCCGTGCCATTTCCGAGTTCGTCGGTATGGCCGCACGGCACGAACGGATAATAGCCGTTGAATCCGCTCCAATCGGACATGTTCGTTACACCCGCTCCGAGACCGCCCTGTGCATAGCCGTTGCTGTCTTTTTGAGCGTTGAATGTCGCCTGCGAGTTGAGCGTAGCATATTCGATAACGAAGAGCCAATACAGCTCTTTTTGGATGTCGTAGGTCATGCAGTTCCATTCCGTCGAACCGGCCTTGCGCTTGCGGGCGTAATTGCGGAAATTGGTGCGGGAGGTCGTTGTTGCCGGGCGTCCGAGGAGCGTGCGATAGGTTCCGTCATACGCCGTATTGTTCCCGCCGCCGCGGTAATCGGCATCCATGTTCACGACCGAGCAGAGGGTCGTCGTGCTGCGCTGTATGGTAGCCTGATACGCCGAAACGTATCTTTTCCCGACAAGATGATAGCCGGGGAGAGGGTACTCGCTGATACGCACCCGCCGTTTCGTGCCGTCCGTCTCGAATTTGCGGTAGTGCATGGGAAGTTCGACCATGACCTGCCCCCGCGAGCCGTCGCGCGTCTGCCCCGTCCAGTTGGACGGATTGAGGTATTCCACTACCTCGCCGTCGTCGTTGAGCAGGCAGCCTTTCATCCGGCTGTGGATCGGCAGGCTCTTGTGCAGGGAGAGGTTGCCGATACGGGTGCAGGCAGGCGAGGATACGGCGGTGTCGAACTCGATGCCGTAGCTGCATTCCTCCTCCATGTACGGCAGGAGCGTCGCGAGCGCGGCCTTTTTGCTCTCGCCGTCCTCCAATACCTCGCAAATGAGGTTGAACGGGTTGGTTCCCGATACATCGGGCAAGTCGCTCAATCGCTTGCCATTCTGAAAAGCCTCGATAATCTGTTCGAGGATTGCTTCTTGTTCTGCTGTCATAGCTATTTGTCGTTTAAGAATTTGAAAACCGTTTTTCCTTTCGATGCGATGAACATCACCGACGATGCGGTATTCAGCCGCATTTTCTTTTGCCTACGGGATGCCACCCATTGGCGCAGCCGCCGCGATAGGGAGATGAAAACCGAGACGATCATACCTTTTCGACGTAAGTCCCAGCTCCCCAATAGAGGTCGTGAGTGTTGAGAAAATCCGCATTCGGTGCGATGGCCTTGATTGCCATCGGCGACCAATCGTTGAGCACTACCGGAGCGTCGGAAAATTCGTCGTCCTGATAGCATTTCACGCTCAATACGGTGTCCACGGTGGAACTGCTGTATTTGGGCCTGATGTAGAGCGAGAACAGTGCGTCATTCGGCAGGCTGAAACCGTCTGCGAGGCTCTCGATCTTGCCATGCGAGAGGATGCGCCCGCCATTCATAAATTCGCTGATGTAACCTTGTCTTGCCATAGCTTGATGTTGTTTTTAATTGAACCTGAAATTACCGTTTGCCGTGAGGCGGATCGACGAGAGTGTTACCAACCTGACCGTAGGCTTCGAGACCTTGATCTGAATCGTCTTGTAGAGGGCTACGTTGCAGGTCGGGATGACATGGATGATGCTGACCCCGGCGGCGAGGATCGTGATACGCCCGTCGGGAGTTACCGATACGGCCTTATCGTCGCCGAGGAACAGTACATTCGGCTTGACGCTGGCCGGAGCGAGCGTTGCGCGGATGAAATTCTCCGCCATATTGCCGACCAGCAGACGCGAGGGGTATTCTACCGTCATCGCCGTAGGTACGAGGTTCAGCGGCTCCAATTCCGCAGCGGCGGCGATCACCTCCTCGCAATCCTCTTTCGCCTCAATCGCGGCGGCGGTGGCGTTGCTGGCGTTCGTGGTCGCGGTATTGGCAGCGGTCGTCGCCGCCTGCGCCCTCTGCGCGGCATTGTCGGCCGTCTGCGCTGCGGAGTTTGCCGCGCCGGTGGCGTCGGTCGCATTTTTCGTCGCCGACTTCATCCCCTCGACGACCGACTGGATATATTCGAGCGACACCTTGACGCTCTTGTTGAATATATCGACGCCGATAGTCCACAGCCCTTTGAATGAGGTGCATTCGGGGAGTTCCGATATTTTCTTCTTTATCATATCCTTGTAGAGTTAAATTCTAAATACGATGAGGCCCTCTTCCGGCTCGGTTATCACTGCCTCCTTATCCTCGGTCGCCAATACGCAGTAATTACCGTCGGGCCGCGAATCGGGAAAGGTCAGGGTTACGGTGAACTCGCACCACACCCGCCCATTTCGTCGAATATCGAATCGCGTTACCGAATTACTTTTGTAATAGCAATTATACTCCTCCAAAGAGGTGTCGTTGTATAATTTACGCAGTTCGGGTTTCAGCAGGGCGGTGAAAAGCGCATACCAGCGTTCCCAAAATTGAGCGATGCTATCGGCATAGATAAAGAGCTTCATCGCAACGTCTTTCGCCTTGTAGAAAACCGATTCTCCGTCATAGCTTACTCCGGGCCGATTGGTTACATCGACTTTCAGATTCTCGCGGACGTTCGGGGCTTTCTGAATATTCCGATCCGTGCCGTCGAGGACATAGACCCCGAAGCGGGAAAAATCGACATCATCCAGCTCGTAGCCGTTCTGTTTGAAACCCGCCGGAGCTGCCGCATAGGGCGCCTGATTCAGTAGCGTATTGTACTCGTTCAGGCTCTCGATGTCCGTTTCATCGGTCGGATAGACAGGCGGGAAGTCATCGGCGAAATTCAGCGTGATTTTTCCGAGCTGGATTTTTGCGGACAATGCGGGATTGGTCAGAAGCCGCAGTTTGTAGGACTTGCCGAGTTCGGCGAAGTCGAAGATATGATACGCCCCATCGGAAAGCACCTCGAATAGATCGCTCGCGCTCAAAATATCGGTGATGCAAAACGGTATCGAGAATGTCTTGCTGTCGAGGATCGGATTCGAGAGGTCTGTTTCCTCGCCGTCATATTCGGGCCATTCGGTGCTGTTCAGCTTTTTGAATGACGGCATCTGTACGAGTGCCTTGTACCCGTACTGCTCTACGAAGATGCCGTATTCACTGAACGCATCCAGCCCGTCTATGAACAGCTTGCCTACCATAAGATTTTCGCATTGTCCTGAACGATGTAACTCACCTCGGAATCCTTATCCTTTTCGACCTTGACGACCGCATATCCCGATGCCGCGACGGAGACTTTCGCCCCGCACATCAGGAATAGCCGATTTCCGGCGGTTTGACGGTATTTCAGCTCTGCGGCGGTATCTCCTATCAAAAAGATTTTTCGGGCCTCTGAAAGCGAGATTTTGCCGCTGTCGATATATACCCCGTATCGCTCCGGACGGTATTTCTTGAACCGCCTGAACGTGGCGATGTCGGGGAAGTTGTAGGTTGTCATAAATTCGACCCCTCGCGGGGAGAACATCAGCCCGATCAGCTCCTCCAATGTCTCGTCGCCCTTGAACATGTCGCAGGCTTCGAGCTTGGCCGCCATTTCCTGCTGCCCGCTGTCGGCGCATTGGGCTTGGGCGGCATCTTTGGCCGCCCTCCATTCCCTCTGTATTCGTCTGATGAGTTCTTTCATTTTAGCTGCGGAGTTTTAATCCTTTCCGGTCAATATCATCGACCGTGTTTTTGATGTCCTTGATATTCTTATCGACCCTATCGAGTTTGTCGTTGGCGTCGGAGGTATTCTTCTCGATGCCCGTCAGTTTGTCGAGGACGGCATTGCTTGTGCGGTTCAGGTCGTTCATGCCCTGTACGAGGGTATAGGTATGCCCCTGAATGGTCGTCAGGCGGGCGTTGTTCTCATCGACGCTATCCTGCGACGCGGTGGCGATACCCTTGCTCGTGCCCTCGCGTTCGGCATCTCCAATCAGAAAGCTTTTCAACTCGTCGGGTAGTTCATTCATTGCATCGGAAAAATCCGTAACAAGAACATTCAGCTCACCGGCAAAGTCGGTTAGGCTATTCTTTACCGCATCGAAACCTTGGAAAACACCGTCTTCGCCAAACCATTTTTTCTTATACCTGTTGAAAATGTCGCCGATTGGGTTTTCGAGTAATTCTTGGATCATCATCCGTTTTAGGATGTCGGCAACAATATCGTTTACCTTTTTACCCCATGCTTCGGCCGCATCCTCTCCCTCCTTGAAAGCTTCGAAGAACGCATCTCCGAGTTCGCTTGCCAAATCCTCCGCGGTATAGCCGATGATGTCTTCCAGCATCTCGTTGATGATGGCCCCCATCGCTTGGCTGATCTCCTGAATCTGTCGTTGCCACTCCTCGATCTTGCCGTGGTCGGTCTTTTTCTTGCTCTGCTCCTCATTGATCTGTTTCTGAATGAGTATCTGCTGCTCGGCAAGATTTTCGAGCTGCTTGCGGCTTTCGTCGTATTTCTTCTCTCCGAGGGCTTTGTCGGCGGTGTATGCGACCTTTGCATACGCATCGGCGATCTTCTCGACAGACTTCTCGTAAATCTCGCTGTCGTACCGCATCCGAGCGAACATCCGCGTCCATGCGTTGCCGTATTGCTGCGATGTGAGGTGCAGTCTCAATACCTCCTGCGTCGTTTCGGCATAGATGTCCCTCAATCTCTGCACGGCATCCCCGACGTTATTCTGCAAACGGACGGTATCGGCATTGTCGAGTTCCCATTGCAGTTGGTCGATACGGCGTTGCAGGTTCTCGATTTCTTTCTGCTTGGCATCGTCGTCGTTGAAGAGGTTGGCGATAGCCGTAGCGACCTGCAAGGCCGCCGAAATGACGGCGAGAATGACCGATGCTTTCTCGATGGTCGATATAGAGGCGGCTCCGGCTGCTGCTGCGGCTGTCGCACCCTGCGCCGTTGCATCAACGGTGGCTTCTACGCCCTCGGCGACGCCCTTACCGACATCTCCGATTGCATCCATGACGGTCGATGCGGCATCCAGTACCGCGTCGATAGTATCGAGGGCCTTGCCGATACCATTTGCGACATCATCGGAGAATATCGCTGCGAGGTTCTGCGCTTGGCCGCCGATACCGGAAATCACGCCTCCGACAGCCCGCAGTTGCGTTGCGAAATTCTTGTAGGCAACGGTGATATTGTTCCGCGCGGATAAAGCTCGTTGTTCGGCCTGCGAGTTGCGCTCCGTCGCTTCGGCAACGCGGAATTTCGCCAATTTCAGGTTTTCTTCGGCTTCGCGGTACTTATCGCTGTCCTCCGTGAGAGTACCCAAATCAATCTGCTCGCGGAGGGCCTGCTCGACGGCGAGGGCTTCGTTGTATTCCTGCTGCGCGGTCGTGATTCCATCCTGCGCGTCGTGCCATGCCTGCAATGCGGCGACGAACTCCGTTTTGGCGTTGCCTATGTCCTTGATCGACTTGTGCAGGGCGACAAAGGGGTTTCGAGAGGCGATTTCCTCCTCCATCTTGGTAATCGCTTCCTGATAGTCCTTGATCTCGGTTGCGCCCATCGAATCCTTGTTCGAGGCGAAATAAGCCTTGATCTTGTCGAGGTTGTATTGCAAGGTCGATAACGACTGTTTTCCGAGGTCGCCGAATACGCTCTCCCAGTTGATCGACTTCTTGAAATCTGCGGATTCCAATGCGGCAAACTCGGCGTTCATCTGCTTGATCGCGTTGTGCAGGTATTCAGTCGGCATAGTGGATAGTTTCTTCGTCCACTCCCGATTGAGTTTCTCGATCCTCTGCTCGACCGTGCCGTATTCGTCAATCAGCGCGTCGGTGTATTTCCTGCGGATTTCGGCCTTTTCCCGCTCTCCCTGCTCCGTGATGGCAGTTAATACGCGATTGAACTCTTCGGCGATTTTCGGGTCTTGGAGCAACTCTTTGGCGTAATCGTCGATAGTCATCTTGCCACGCTTGGAATTGGCCCATCCGACCTCCGTCGCGCCTTTCTGCGACATGTAATATTGCTTCTCGGCATCCTGCCGAACCTTGGCGAGCTGGCGCAACTGATCCCGCCACGCATTACGCTTACGCACGGTGTCGAGTTCTATCTGATTGAGTTCTTTGGCCTGTCCCTCTGCCATTGCGTCAAGCGTATAGTCAGCGATCTCGCTATGTGCGTCCTTGATATACTGCTTGACCGCTTTCTTCCATTCCTCGATGGATTTCTTTTGCGAGAGGGCCGCCTTTTTCGGGTCGAACTTATCTTTGGACGGATCGATATGGAAATCGAGGTCGTTATCTTTCTTGAACTGCGACGCCTTTTCCTGTATCTCACCCCATTGTTTTTTCCACTTTTCGTATTCTTCCTGCGCTTCATTTACGGCCTCTTGCGCTGCACGATTATCTCCGCGCTTTCCACGCCACCATTTGTTGAAATCGCCGTTTTCGACCTTTGCATTGACCTCTTGGAGCTTGATATATGCTTCGGTCGTTTTTGTCAAAAGAGCCTGTGCCTGCGCTTCGAGCATGAGCATTTCGCAATACTTCTCGCCCTTTTGCTTTAAGACGGTTTTCCATTCGGCAAGAGTCTTATAGTAGCCCATTGCCTCCCCGTATTTGGAGTTCAGCTCTTTGACGACTTCTTTCTCCTGCGCTTTTGTCCCCTTGAAGTTTTCGAGTTTGTTTTTGTAGTTCTCGATCTCCATAGAAGCCTTGATGTAGGCTTCGTTGCCTGCTTTGAGGATTTCCTGCTGCTCTTCGAACTCCTTATCGGCTTTCGATGACGCCTCAAACGCTTTCATCAGCCAATTCACGAGCGACCCCAAAAGAACGACCAATGCTCCGATGCCGGTAGAAATGAGCGCGGCCCGCAGACCTTTCATCGCTACGGACATGGCTTTCGTAGCGACGGCTCCGGCGGTCGTCGCGGCGGTCTGTGCCGTTGTCGATGCGGTATTCGCCACTTGCGCGGCCGTTCCTCCTGCGGTGGCTGCATTATTGGCCGTCTGCGCCGCAGTATCGGCGGCCGTCGCCGTTGCATTGGCTACCTGTGCTGCGGTATTGATCTCGGTCGCGGCGGTTTCGGCGGCCTGCTCGACGGCACTCTGTCCCGTGAGCTTGTTCCACCACTCTTTGAGCGAATTGAGGGTGACGAGGGTAAAGGCCGAATCCTTATTGAGGGTTTGCTGTATCTGTTGCAGTCCTATCGTGATCGCCATGAGGGACTGTACCTTGACCATGATCTTCTGCAAATCCTCGTTTTCTCCGGCGAATAGGGACATTGTACCCTGCGCTACGGAGAAAGCCCCCGCAACGCCCGAAAGCCCCGAAATGAGGCCCTGCATACCGCGCTGGTCATGTGCGAGGATCGTTGCCTGCGCTGTGGCGTCGGCCCATGCGTCGGTGAGTTTTCCCGCCTCCTCCTGCAAGGCGCGATACTGCGCCGTGCCGCGCTGTCCCGATGCCTCCATCATTACGAGTTCTTCCCGTAATTGCCTCAATCGGGTGCGGAGCGATACTTGGCTGTTGGCACTCTTCTCGGCGGCGGCAGCCTCTTTCTTCAACCGCTGTTCGGTCTGATAGAGTTCGTCGCCGACTTTCTCGGCCTCGGTAACGATTTTCTTGCGTAACGCTATATTCTCCTTGATCGCCGTCTGCTGCTGTTTGAGGGCATCGTATTCGGCCTGAATAGCGGGAGTTGCGGCCTGCCGTCCGAGATTCGAGATTTCGGAACCGAGCTGCCGGTATTGCTCCTCCAACGCCAATACGGACGAGCGGTTGGTGTCGATCACTCGGTCGAGTTCGGCGTATGCGGTGTCGATGGTGGAAAGGGATTGCGACGCATTGGTGACGACTTCGATATTCAAGGTCGGGACGTTGGCGAGCAGTTGAGAGATTTTGGAGGTCTCAACTTCAACATTGGAGGTCAATCCTGCGACTTTCCCCTCGATTTGCTCGATGCCGGCATCGAAGCCGGACATATCTATCGCCGTGCCAAAACTTAATGCGCCGTCGTCGTTTTTCATATTCTTACAATCTCCTCGTCATCTGTGAAATCCGTGAAATTTTCGGGGTTATTCGCGTCTTTACTGCCATCGTAAAGCGGCGCGTCGCCATTCTCGCCCTTGTCGCCGGGCATCGGCATCGCACGGCTATACAGGATCGCGTTTACATAGCTGATGTCGTATAAGGCGTATTTCTCTGTTACTCCGAGCGTTCTTGCGATTCCGAGAACGGTAGCCCAAATGCTGTCGTTCAGCCTTTTACCACTTCCCTTGTCGGTTTGAGGATATTCGCCTCTGACAGGGAAGTGGTAATGGCGAAAAAACTGCTGATCTCCATGTCTTGAAGCCGCTGTACGATGACATTGAACAGAACCGTCGGGCGGACGTTCTCTAAAATGGCTTTGGCGAGTTCCGCCCGCTTGTCGGTCTTGATTTTCTTCTTGCTTTTGCGTTTGATGAGGCCGAACAAATAGCGTTTCTCCTGCACGACGACGCGCTCCTCGATGAGGCTCTTCGCTCCGAGGATAAGCGTCGCCGCGATGTCGCCGAGAGGCCGGAAAAACCGCGCATGATGCAGTACGGAGTTTACGATCTCGGATTTCTCCACTTTCTCCACAATCGGGAGGGAGGCGATGAACTCCGAAACGATGATGAGCGTTGCGATGGACGGCGGTGCTATTTCGTAGGTGACGCCCTCGATCTCGATATTCCCTACATTTCTTTCGAGTATGGCCGATGCGACGCGGCTTTCGATAGTAGTCTGTTCCATATCCATGTATAAAATTGCGGAGGGTGGAGGATTCGAACCCCCGAAGCCCGACGGCTTGCCTCGTTAGCGGTGAGGTACATTCAGCCACTCTGCCAACCCTCCGAAACGCGGTTTTACCTGCCAACCGCAAAGGGCGTCTATTCCGCATGTCATTGGTGATACTACACGGCCTCTGATGCCTGCCAATCTTCGGCCTTGACGCGGAACTTCTTGTAGAGTTCCCCGTCGGAGCAGGCGAGCACCTTGAATGTGAGATCGACATACGATCCCTCCTCCTCGGAGCTGCCGGGGCGGAACGAAACATGTGCCCGACGAATCTTGATGCCGATAGCACCGATATTCTTGGGCGTGAGCTTTACGGAGAAGTCGTCCGATACGACGTTGGTCTTGACGGTCATTTCGTCGCCGTCCTCCGAGACCTCTGCCCCGTTGAACATCTTTTCCTTGTCGAAGTCCATCTCCTTGACGCGGGTTGTCAGGGTAACGACCGGCTCGCCCTCCTCCTCGGCAACCACGATCCCGCCCGTTGCCGTTGCGGTCAGCGTTTCGCCGTCCTCGGTGGCAAGCGTCGTCGATTTGTCGTTGATCGTCCCTATGTCGGTCAGTTCGCTGGCCATTGCTTCATCCTCGCCGGTCTTGCCGACCTCGATCTTGCACTTCGACCATGACATGATGATTTTCTTTTTCTTTGCCATAATCCTATTCTGTTATGCGGTTAAACTTGATTCTTGCGTATATGAAATGCTGCTCTATCTCCTCGTTGCGCATCGTTGTCGGCGTCGTATCGGTTTCGAGCCAGTATTCCGTACCACCTGCGGTTTCAACGAATGTGAGAAGCATCTCCTCCAACTCGCCGATGCGGTTCTTGTCGGGAACCATCCGGCCGTCGGCATGAGGTATATCGGGGACATAGAGATTGAAGATTACCACTCCCGTTTGTACTTGTTCATCAAGTCCTGCGAGGAACTTGACGATCAAATCCTCCGTTGTGGCATTGGCTGGGCGCATTTCAGGTCGGTAAACCTTTCCTCTGATGGCCTTTCCGAGTTCGCTATTCTTGACGAAAGAATAGAAATCCCGCTCAATCTGCATCTCCGTTTTTATCATCTCGCTATTCGATTAGACCGTTGAGTAATTTCTTGGCAAGCGATTCGGCTTTCAACTCGGCGGAGGTAAGAACGTCCTTGTGGTGGACTGCTTCGACATACGCGGCGTATTTCATGCCTGCACAGACGATCAGAACCACACCCCACGGAAATTTCGCTTGCAGACTTTGGAGCAATGCTTCGGCGGCGGGCGGGCCGGCTTCGCCGTTGCCATCCTTGCCGCTGTATTGCTTCGAGGCTCCCGTCACGACGGGTTTCCCGTCCACAAGCACCACATAGCCTATTGATGACCTCAAATTGCCGGTAATATCGTTGTAGCTGCCACTCTCGCGGGCGATTCGTATGCACTCCTCCCCGATGGAAGAGAGTTGCTTCACGAGCAGGGCGACGATGTCTTTCATCTTGGCCTGCAATCCGGCTTTCAGCTTGCGCATGTCCGTCTTGCTGACGATGACGCCCTTGTATTTGCCGTGAGATGTAGCGACTTTCGCCATATCACACCACGATTTGAGTTCTGCCTACGGTGGTGAGAGGTTCGGCGCTCATCACGCGGTATTCGCCGAGATTTTCGCCCATCCTTTCGAGTTTGACCCGATTGTAGGGGAAAGGGATGCACTCAACGAGGATCGTAAACGAAGCCTGCCGAAATTCGCCGTCCTCGTAACGACCCTTGCGGTTATCGCTGTTGGTCTTGATGGAGCAGGGGATCGCCTCGCTCCATGCGGATTGGGCCTTGATCGGCTCGCCCCATTCGTCGATACCGCCCTCGGTGAGTAGCTCGTAGCGTAATGTGCCGTTGTACCTCATATCACCATAGATGCGTGCCGTCCTCGATCACGCGCATATAGTCGGAAAGAACCTCATCCGCATCGAGGCCATAATGTCCGCACCAAATCGAAAGGCTCTGTTTGAGGGCTTCTTCGCTCATTACGGAGGTCGATACGCCGTTTTCGGAGCGGCTGCTTTCGACATATCCGATGACAAGGCGGGCGGCAACCCGAAAGATCATAGGGTCTTTCGGGGTCGCCTCGGCCTTTGCGTCGATGCCCTCGTTGAAGAGCGCAAATTCGATAGTCGCGTTATCAGGATAGAATGTGTTTGCTATCGCATTGCACAAACTCCTCGTTGCGGTAAGGTTATCCACGGCTACTGCTGCGTTTTGAGGGTGTAGATGCCGTTCATTTCCGTAATCACGGGCAACGAGAGCGATTCGGCCTTGGTGAACTCAACGCCGTTGCTGCCCTGCGTTTCGCCCACGCCCCATTGCGAGACGCGGATACGCCCGTAGTTGGAGTACGCCACTCCGGCCTCCTGTTTCAGCTCGTTGTTCGCCCATGCGTTTTTGACGATGCCGAGCTTGCCGTCGGGAATGAAGACCATGTTCTTCTCGTTCCACGGCGTATAGGGGATGCGGGATTGGCCTTTCTGAATGCGAACCTGACGGCGGATAGGCTCGAAAACAGGGTAACTGTTCTCCTGCATATAGGCGTTCAGGTCTTTCAGCTGCACGATCTTCGCAGATTTGTCTGTTCCCCAGATCATCTGCTTGATCTTCTTGCTGCGGCACATGTAGGAGATGCGCGACGGCGCGCAGAGGATTTTGCCGAATACGGTTTTGTCCTGTGCGGCGTCGATGATGCCCTGCACGTCCTCGAAGCAGTCCACCGTGTCGAGATTGACATCAATCCACTGGGTTTTGGACGATGCGATATTCTCGGCGGGCTGGTTGAAGTTGATCGTGCCGCGCACGCCACCTTCGGGGTTGATATTGTCGTCGAGTTCGACGATGCCCTCGTTGGAAAGCGGACGCAGGAACAGGATGTCGAGCTTTGCGAGGACGGAGCTTACGACCGTCGTCGAGCTGCCCCACATCAGTTTGATGAGCTGCTCCGTCTTTGCCTTGTCGGGGAGCGACTTGCTGTCGAGGATTTGCAGAACCTTACGATAGTCCTGAATCGTCATCGGCAGCGTTACGGCATGATTGAGGATGCGCTCTTTCACGGTTTCCAGCCCCTCCGTACCGAGGATAGCCTCTTTCGACTGGTCGCCGATGGTCGGGGCGGCTACCGTGATGTTGTACTGACCGATGATCTCCTCGAAGTCGAGGCCGATAGTCGGGGTGTCCCAGTCGAGGAAACGCTCGAAGATTACGTTGTCGAAAAGCTGCTTGTGCAGTTTCGAGGCGGCATCGAAGCGAGCCTGTACATGCTGCGTCAATGCGCCAAAGATTGAGCTATAAAGAATTTCGGGCATGATCGTTACTGTTTAATGAACAGAATGTTCGGGTTTGCTTTGAGGCATACCTTGCCGGGGTTGATGAGCCAGTCTTCCAACAGCGGGAAGTTCAGGCTCGGATAGAGAACGACCGCTTCGTATGCGGCATCAATCGTCGGGATGCCTTTCCCGGTAAACTCCTTGACAGCACCGACAACCATGTTCGGTGTGTATTTGGGTTCAGCGGGAATCGGATCGGTCTTTTCCGCGCCGCCGCCCGTAGAAGCATATTCGGTCGCCTCCGAGAGGATGTCGCCCTCGGCCAGCCCTGCGATGGCGGATGCGAACGTGAGGATATCGTACTCGGCATTGGCCGTGTCGATGGACTTGATGATCGGGGATTTGTCGGTTACTCCGAGTTTCATCACCACGTCGCCTGCGACGAAGTAATGACCTTTGGCGATGCGGGGCGCGGTGGTCGTGCCTCCTGCGAGAACCTTGGCGGTCTTGCAAACGGCGGCACTCATCGCCTCGAAATCGACATAGATAGGAGTTCCCCGATGCAACACCGTTCCGACGGGGAAGTTCTGCACCGGCTTGAAGCCGCCCGGCAGAATCTTGCACTCGCCGCGCCAAATTTCGGGCGTATGGCCCGATAGCTGCGTTTTCTTGAAATCAATAGCCATTGTTGCAATCAATTTTAAGGGGTGAATGATTCGGAGCTGTTACTTGTTGGGAAGACTTTCGGCCCAAGCCTTGGCGTCGGCTTCCATTGCCTCCTTGCTACTTCCCGTTTCATGCGCCTGCTCCTTGGGCATGAGGTTGTTATTGACTAACTCCTGCTTGTAATCCGCCAGCTCCTTGTCGAGGTCTGCATCCTCTGCGAATGAGACTCGCTTCATCAGGTAGTCGGGGATTCCGAGCTTTTTAGCCTTTGCCGAGATTTCGGCCTGTCGCGTGGTCTTTGCCTTTTCCGCTTTGAGAGCGGCGTTCTCGGTTTCGAGATCGGTCAATTTCTTTTGGAAAGGCTTGAACCATTCGGGGGCCTCATCATCGTTTCCGCCCTCATCTTCGCCCTCGTCGTTGGATTGCGTTTTCTTTGATTGCGGTTTCGGACGTTGCGTCTTCCTCGTGATCTCCCCCTGCATCGCCTTTGCATAGGGCACGAGCGAATCCACTTTCGCGGCGATGTCTTCGTCCGAGGCATCGTCGGCAAGACCCTCCGCCCCGATCTCTACGAGGTCGTCGAGTGCCTTGTCAGTCAGTCCCATATCCTTGCATTTTTCGGATAAGAGCTTGCGAAATTTCTTTTTCATGGTCGAAAAAATTTGTTAAAACGTATCGTTACGGACAAAGGTAATGAAAAATATCTATTAGGTATCTAAAATTTCGGCAAAAATTATCTGTGTGGTTATGACACAGTTATCCGTAAATCTATATTTTTGACTGATTTTGAACGCACTTTTTCTACAAAAAAAGTTGCTTACTATAATAGTTGGCTATATATTTGCATCATCAAACAGATACTTAATAGGTAGTGAACAACGACCAAAATTTATAATAGGCTATGACACGAGAAGAATTTACCGAAAGAACAGGGCTGACTCCAACATCCGAGGAATATCAGCATATCGAGGCTATGTATATGGCCGCAGGAGATATGGATAAAGATGAGTTTTGCAAAGAATTTAAGAAGCACGGAATGAGCCGCCTCCTTGAAGAATTATTTGCAAAGATTCAATGTCAGGAAAATTCCATAAATGCGCTGATCGAGCGGCACGATGATTATATCAAAACAACCGCCGAAAAGGATATAGAACTCGCAATTTTTCTCATTGGAAAGGCTTGCGCCTATGATGATACCGATTTTTACAAAGAGGCGGTGCGGCTGATCGGGCAACGAGCAGTTACCGTGCATAAAATTCGGGCGGGATTGCCTCTTTTGGAGGAGGATATAAACTACATAGACAATAATCTTAAATAACACGGTATATGGGTAAATCAGGACAGTTAAAGGCGGAAAGCCTGCATGAATGGAAGTCCCAAATGGCGGACTTCCTCCTCGAAAGAGCACAGAAATTCGGCGATATTACTCTCCATATCAAAGCGGCCGACTTGATCGGCATGAAAGAGGTGATCCGCCGGAAAATAATCAAGGGCCTACCCTTGTGGGAGGTCGATAGAGTTTGGTTGAAAAACAATCTCAAATAATCGCAAACCTATAAAATTCAGCGCAACAATGGCAAATTCAATCAATGTAAACGGATGCTCCGTCTGTCAGCCGGGGCGAGAAAACTACACGAGTTTCACGGCCAAAATCGGCCGGAAATCGGTCAAAAGATGGCAATACGATTACCGCATGGAGAGCGGCGAACTCTTCTCCTGCGTCGGGGTATCCCTTGATAACTGCCGCGCAAAGCGGGATTTATGGCTCTCTCAAAAGCGATAGGATTATGGAAGAGAAAGATATTAAGACGGTCAAGACCACGCGGGGCGAACTTCGATACTATCGGGATTGGGGTAATTATGACGGGGGTATCGTAATGCTGAACGCCCAAACTATCGACCGCTACAAGGCGATCAAGAATGAGCATCCCGACGCGGATAAATGCGGGGTTTTCTTTGCGTTTAACCGAGAACAGTTCGCCGAGGGATACAAGCGTTTGGTAGAACTCGGACACATCAAAGACGGCGATAAGATATGCCGAGATAAAGACACGGGGGCTTTCGGTACGGATGCCGGACTTACTGCATTCTTCAAATTCTACGACGATAGCCGGGCAGCTATCCCGAAAGAATGCGATCCGCAGGAAGTTTATTTCTACGAATATAATAACCACGAGTGCATGATCGCATGGGATGGCGATAAAGATGCCTATGACCTCATCGTCGGGTATTGGGGCAAAGAGGTGGCAAAGACAATCAAACGGATATAAATTCAAAATTCAACGCATTATGGAAACGACATTGAACAACAAATTTTTCGACTTTGAGAAAGCAAAGGTGCAGACCCTTTCCCTCGATCAACTGGCGCGAACCCACAAGGAGAACGACATCTACGGAAAGCCGCTACGGGGCATTTATCACTATGAGCTGCTGAATCAGATTATCGGCATGTGCAACGCGCAGAATTACGATGTCGAGGTTTACGACCTCTTCGCAGCGCAGAACAAAGACCGCAATACTCCGGGTGTCGTCCTCTTGCCGCAGGTAGAGGAGCAATACGGAGAGCGGGCCGTCGAAGCGCATATCCTCCGCAGGGTATTCGCCAACATCCGCATCACGAATTTCGATGATGCCGATAATACGACCAACCTTGCCGTCGCATTCCATCAGAAAGGAATACAGGTCGGGTTCGGCAATATGGTGATGATCTGCCATAACCAATGTATGCTCTGCGCGGATCAGTACATTTCGACCTACTCGGAGAAAGGATCGGGGCGAGGCAATGGCGTAACGATTCCCGAAATCCTCGACATCGTGAAGTCATGGATCGTCGATGCCCGCCGCATCGTTGTTACCGAGCGGGAGAAGATCGAGAGGATGAAGCAAATCCCCATCGACGTGCAGCAGATGTTCACGCTGATCGGGATGCTGACGGCCCTCCGGGTGAAATGTGATACCCATATCGCAGAAATCAGGGAGAATCGCACCTATCCGCTCAATCAGTCGCAAATCTCGCGGCTTACCGAGGATATGATGTATCGCTATTATCAGAACGGCAAGGTCACGGTATGGGACTTATACAACGGCGCAACGGAGTTGTATAAAGCCGATACGATGGATATTCCGGCCCTTTTGCCGCAGAACAGGGCGATGGTCGGGTTCTTGTCGGAGCAATTCGGAATTTAGCCATGTATCTCGATGCAACGTGCGAGGGTCTCCCGTCTTCAAAATGGGAGGCCCTTATGAAAGGCGCAAGGAGGGTCAGTTATAGGAGGCTGGTATCGCGCGTCAAAGCGAAATTCCGGAGTTGTACCGCGCGTTGGCCTTGAACCTATACAATCCGTGGGCGGATCAATGCAGGCAGACCGCCACGCATTTTATCCTCGTGCATTCGGCGATAGAGTATTTTATCCACAAATAGGGTGCAACGATGTTTAATGCGTTGATTGTGTGTAAAATATCTGATATTTAGCGTATTTAGGGGCGCAATGATATTTGATGTATATAACACGATGACTACCAGTAGAATAGCACGACGGGGTGCAACGGGTACAGCAACGACCCCTGCAACGACGGGTGCAACGACCCCTGCACAGAAGATAAGAATATATAGATAATAAGATAGATATAGGGGAAGTTTTTTCGTCGAAAAAACCGGATCACCTATCGGGCAAGACCCTCGTAAATTCATCCGTTGAAAAAGAAAAAAGTTCCGCGAAAAAAGAA